GTGATGCAACAGCATCATCAGGCGATGCACCTGCTTATATGACTTTCCATACCTCAGCAGATGGTTCAGAAGGTTTAAATGAAAGGATGCGCATAAATTCGTCTGGAAAGGTGGGTATAGGAACTTCAAGTCCGTCATCAGAAATACACGTTAAAGATACCAGTGGTGGTGCAAGGGTAATTGTAGAAGCATCAGCGGCTAACCAAGAAGCTGACATTCAGTTAACTACTCCTGATAATGGTCAAGGGTGGGTTTTATTTAACAATAGCTCGGCTAATCAAGGTGCAATTAAATATAACCATGCAAGTGATTATATGTCTTTCAGGACTAATGGTACTGATGATAGGATTTATATAGATTCGTCTGGAAACGTGGGTATAGGAACATCTTTACCACAAGAAAAACTTCACGTTTTTGATAGTAGTGGTACAGCTTCAATAAGAGTAAGTGGTGAGAATAATAAAAATAGAGCTTGTGAAATTGGATATGATGCTAGTGATGGTCCTTATGTAAGAGCATTTAGTAGTGGTATTAATAGTCTAAAGTTTTTCACAGACAATACTGGTCACAGAATGACTATTGATGGCTCTGGAAACATAGGTGCGCCAACAGGAACAAATATTTATAACGCATCAGATGAAAGACTCAAACAGAATATTACTTCTTTAGATAATTCATTAGAAACTATTAAAAATCTAAACCCTGTTAAATTTAATTGGATAGACAATTTTTCAGAATCAGAAAATGGCAAAACTTTATATGGTTTTGTTGCACAAGAAGTGCAAAAGGTTTCCCCTGATATCGTAGAGTCTTTTGGTGATGGTTCATCAGTAAAGGTAGATGATAAAGTTATTGAAAACCCATTAACAGTAAGGGAAAAATTCTTAGTACCTATGCTTGTTAAAGCAATCCAAGAATTAGAAGCAAGAATAAAAATATTAGAGGACGCATAGAATGGCAATAGCATACACATGGGATGTTTCAACTGTCGATACTTACCCTACAAAAGATAGTAAGGCAGACGTAATTCATAACGTACATTGGAGACTAACAGGTACGGATGATACCAACAAAGACTCAAAAGGGGCTTACCAAACTGCTACAACTTATGGAGCGCAAAGTTTAGATACTTCTGATCTATCGAGCTTTAAAGCCTTTGCAAGCGTTGCAAAAGCTGACGTACAAGGTTGGGTAGAAACAGCGTTAGGTTCAGATAAAGTTACAGAAATGAAAGCAAGTTTAGATGCTCAGATAGCTGCAAAAGTAACACCTACCTCAGTACAGAAAACAATTTCGTAAGGAGATCACATGGATTTCATAATTTGGATATTAGTAATAGTGGCTTTTGGTTTAGTTGGGTTAAGGTTTTTTAACGAGCCAAAATTTAATCAATTAAAAGATTTTCTTAAAAATAGATATAAGAGGTGATGAATGGCTTTATTGCCAATTACGCCAGTTCCAGGAATAGTCACAAATGGCACACCTTACTCAAAGAAGGGTCGTTGGACTGATGGCGATTTAGTACGTTTCCAAAACGGAAACTTAAAACCTATTGGTGGCTGGGAAAAATTAAAACCAGCAGCACTAACAGGCACACCCACCGCACTCTACGCATACAGCGATAACTTTGGTAACTCAGTATTAGCCGTTGGCACTCGACAAAAAGTCTATGTATTAACTCGTAATATTTGGTACGACATAACACCCACTGGATTCGTAACGGATGCTTCAAACGACCCACTAGGCTATGGTGCATACCAATACGGACAAGAAGATTATGGAGATGCCAGATCACAGTCTGGATTACTGTTTGATACAACTTCATTCTCATTTGATAACTGGGGTGAGTTTTTAATATTTTGCTCTGCATCCGATGGCAAGATATATCAATGGAGACCGCATGGCGGTGGCACAAATACACCTGACTCTGCGGGAACAGCAGTAACCAATGCACCTACTGGAAATTTAGGAGTAGTAGTAACAAACGAAAGACATATTTTAGCGATTGGTGCGGGTGGTGATCCAAGAAAAGTATCGTGGTGTTCAAGAGAAGATTTAACTAACTGGACAGCGAAAGCAACCAATACTGCGGGTGACTTGCAAGTGCCAACAGGTGGTAGATTAATTGGTGCTAAAAAGTTTCAAACAGATGTTATTTTATTTACTGATACTGGTATTGCTAGGTTGTTTTATAATGGCAATCCATTTGTATATGGTGTTGCAGATGCGGGTACTAACTGTAAAGCAATATCAACTCGATCTATAGCAAGTTCTGGTAACGCATTATCTTGGGTGGGAGAGAACGCGATATTTGTTTACGATGGAGTGGTGCGAGAAGTGCCATGTGAGGTACACGATTATATCTTTAGCGATCTAAATTACAGTTATCGTAAAACCATAGCGGGTGGTCATAACTCTAATTACAATGAATTTATTTGGTTCTTCCCATCTACTGACAGTCAAAAACCCGATAAATATATTATTTGGAATTACATGGATAATGTGTGGGCGGTAGGTGCTATGGACAGAGGTTGTTGGGTGGATCAAGGTGTATTTGATTATCCGATTGCTTGTGATAATAGTGGTTTTGTATATCAACACGAAAGCACCACATTAAATAACTCACCGAACTTAGGAACATCTGTACCGTTTTGTCAGTCAGGGCCGATAGAAATAGCTAATGGTGATCGTTATGTGCAATGCAATCAAATCATACCCGATTCAGAAGCCAGCACATTACCTGGTGTGACATTAAGTTTTACTGGTAAGTTTACACCGCTAGGCCCAGAAACAGATTTTGGTTCATTTACATTTGATTCGAGTGATGGTTACACAGATGCCAGATTCAGTGCTAGGCAAGTGCAAATGAAAGTAACAGGCGATACTACACAAGATTTTGAGTTAGGTAATGTTCGTTTAGATGTAGTCACTAGAGGCAGAAGATAATGGATTTATCCTCACAACGTCAATACATACAAAGAGCAACTAATGCTAAATTAAATGTTGTTGGTACAGCTTCATTAGAAACCATTTATACAGCACCCTCTGGCGGTGATTTTGATTTTGCTATCATAGAATCTTTGCTTGTTAGTGATGATGGTAACCAACAAACCAATATAGATATAGTTATTACATCAGGTGGAACAGATCATTATGCTTGGAAACAACACAATATAAGCGCACACGCCACTGATGAAATGCTAACCAGAAGTTTAATTTTAACTGCGGGTGAAATATTAAAAATACAAGTCAGTCATGCCAATATTAATGTTCTGGCAAGTGTAGTAGAGTATGCAAAAGGCGATTAAGAAATCAAATAATAAATTTAAATGGAAAGAAAAGTGGATATTTGCCAAACCTTTGATTAAAGAGGCATTAAAACACACAGACTGTTATAATTTAGAAGATGTAGAGGAAGGTATAAGAAATGGTATTTTTCACTTATGGGTTGGAGAAAAATCAGCTATGATAACAGAGATTATTGAATACCCTCGATTAAAAGCCATTAACTTATTGTTTTGTGGCGGAGATTATAAAGAACTACAATCAATGCTACCCAGTATTGAACAGTTTGCTAAACACTTTGGATGCAAAAGAATTTATGGCGGTGGTCGTAAAGGATGGTTAAGAAAATTGAAACCTCTTGGCTTTGTTCAAGAGTATATGATTAGGAAGGAAATATGAGTAAAGGTAAGCAAGTAACATCAAGCGCAGTTGATCCAGCACAAATGGCGATGTATCAAGATTTATACGGTAAAGCCAAAGGTGTTGCCGAGCAACCATTTGTACCCTATACAGGAGCTAGGGTAGCTGGTTTTACACCAGATCAATTAAGAGCATTTGGTGCAACTAGAGGTATGTTTGAACGTAGCCAGGAACTTGATCCAATGGGTCAGTTAAGTTCTTTAGCAGAGCAACCAGCACCGTCTTTATTGGGTGCAGACATTGGTGCATATCAAAGTCCATACACTTCTCAAGTTATAGAGCAATCCATGCAAGATATTCAGCGACAAGCGGATATTGCTAGAGGTGGTGCGCAAGCTAGGGCAATTGGTGCGGGTGCATTTGGTGGTTCTCGATCTGCTTTATTGGAAGGTGAGTCACAAAGACCTTTTGCAGAAGCTATGGCAAGAACATCAGCGGGCTTGCGTGAGGCGGGTTTTGGTAGGGCGCAGAGGGCAGCAGAATCAGACATTGAAAGACAAATGAGAAACAGAATGTTTCAAGCAGACTTACAAAGAGGTTTGCTTGGTGAACAGTATCGTGGTTTAGGTTTGCTAGGTGGTATTGGTGGTCAACAGCAAATGTTAGGACAAAGAGCAAGAGATGCAGCATATCAAGAGTTTTTGCGTGGTACTGAATATGGCCCACAAAGAATAGGTATTCTGGGTGGCGGTCTTTCTGGTATGCCTACACAATCTACACAAACATCACAAAAGAAAACTGGTGTTGGTGATGTGTTGGGTACATCGGCTCAATTAGCAGCCATGTATATGATGATGCAGTCTGATGAAAGATTAAAAGATAACATTGAGTTAATCGGTAACGAAAAAGGTTACAACATTTATACTTGGAGTTGGAATAAAGTTGCTAAAAAACTTGGTATTAATTCACCAACTACAGGTGTTCTTGCTCAAGAAGTAATGAAGATAAATCCTGATGCGGTATCTGTAAATGACAACGGATACTACATGGTTAACTACGGAGCATTATAATGGCAATGTCAGACCTTTTAAAATATTTTGGTACTGTTGGAGTAAACCCATTTGCAGCTAGAACGGCTACTATTCCCCCAGAAATAGAACAACAACAAGCCGCAAGACAGATTAAAGATATAACAGGAATTGATGTATATAAAACACCCCCACCACCAATGCCAGAAATAGATTTGTTATCTTTACCTCAAAGAAGGGGTGAGGCTAGTTTAACACCAGTTATTATAGGGGAAGAACAAGGGCCACCTAGACCAACATCTTTGATGCCACAAGAAATAGATATAGCTGGTTTACCTCAACGTAGAGAAAGAGCTCCAGTAGCTCCAGTAGCTCCAAAAAGAGATAGCGAAAGATTAGGGCTTATGCTATATGCTCTAGGTGGCGCATTACGCGGTGATAAAGACTTTGTATCAAAAACTATACAGTTACGCGAAATGAAAGAGGGCAAAAAGAAAGAAGCTGAAAGAAAGAAAAATTTCGATGAGTTTCTTAAAAAATTAGACCCAGATTCTCCTTTTTATGATTTAGCAAAAGCAATGGGGCCACAAAATTTACCTCAATTATTACTAGAAAGATATAAAACAGGTGCAAGAGAAACTGACCCAAGCAAGGAAATAAAAAAAGAAGAACGAGATGTTTTAATGAGATTAAAAGAACTTGATGGGGATGTAGATAAACTTAGTAGGTATGAAAAATTGGTGTATGAAAACTTTTTGAAAAAAGATAGCTCACAAGGTATTTTAGAACAACTCGGTTTAATTTCTAATATAACTCCAAATCAAGCACCCTCAGATTTAATTATTAAAGAAATACAGGAATGATATGTCTGTTTACCAAATTACCAATCCTAATACTGGTAAAACTTTACAGGTAACAAGTAACAGAGCACCTACGCAACAAGAAGCAAGAGATATATTTGCTGGTCAGCTTGGTGGTTCAGCTATGCAACCAGAAAAACTGACGGAAGAAAACATAGTAAAAAATCCAGAATGGATTAATGCTTCTAAATCGGTATATAAGTTAAATGAAGGTGAGGATGCTCCTGATTTAGATTCGGATGAGCAATACGCAAATTATGGATTGCGTTATATGGGTTCATTTAACTACAACCTTCCAAAGATGGGTTTAGAAGCTACGCAACTAACTAAAGCCACAGATCAGCAAAAAAAAGATTTTGTTACATTGATGGATATGTATGATGAAAAAGAAGCTAGTCTTGCTGGTTTTGGTAGATTTGCAAAAGGTGTACTAACTGACCCAACTACTTATGCTGGTATCGGAACATTTGGTGCAGCAACTGCTGGTGCGCAAGCATTAAAACAAGGAATCAAAGAGGGTGTAAAACAAGCAACTAAAGCGGGTGTAAAACAGGGTGCAAAAGTTGGTGCAATAGAAGCCTCTATTTACGCTACTGCTGATAATGCTGCCAGACAATCAGCAAGAATCCAAGCTGGCGAACAAGAAGGGTTTGACTTAAAACAATCTGGAAAAGCTGCATTAATTGGTGCGACTGCTGGTTCAGTTTTAGGCGGAACTGTTGGCGGTATTGGTAGTAGGAAAGCAGCAAAACAAACACAACAAGAATTGCAAAAAATGGAAACTGAGTCTGTTATTGATACATCTTCTACTGTTAAAGAAGCAAAGGAAAGCATCAAGCCAGATGTAGAAAAATTTGATAGAAAATTAGCAGAAGATGTTAGACAAGAAGTTGCAGATGTAAAACAAGATTTACAAACAGATTTTAATTTAGATATTAGTCAAAAAGGAATTGATGTTGGTATTGAAGTATTAGATGAATTACAAATACCAAGAGACCCAAACATAAAAATATCAGATCAATTATTCGATGCTTTGCAATTAGTAAATAAAAACGAAACATACAGAAAGGCTTTTACTGATGTATTAAAAAGAAACAATATAAATGAAATCCAATTTGCACAACTTTGGAGATTGGGTGCTTCTGATGCTGGTCGAAGGTTGGCTCAATTAAGTGTGGCAAAAAAAGCAATGAAAGATATTGGTCAACAAATATCTGAAACTGCACCGCAAGAAGGGATGGCAAGCTCACTCATTAAATCTTTTGGCGATACAGCATACAAACTAGATAACGTGAGACGAGGGCTTTTAGTAAGCCAAATAGCCACTTCTATGAGAAACTTTACAGCGCAAGTAGGTAGAGTGGGTGTGCATACTTTAACTAAAGGTATGGATAATATTCTAAACAGAACATTTAATCCTATGCGTAGGTTATTTGGAAAAGAAGAAGTTCCAGTAGATCAAACAGAAACTTTTGGTTTATTGTTAAATTTAACAAGCAATAAAAAGAAAGCCAAAGAAGCAACAGAATTTGCCACTAAATATTTTGTTAATGAAAAAGATAGATTGTTTAATAACTATGCTTCTGAGGTTGCATCTGCTGCTGATACTCAAACATTAAAAGGTGCGCAAAAAGTAGTTGATGGTTTAAACGTAATAAATAGGATGCAAGAATTTTATTACAGAAGGGGAATGTTTGCTGCTTCTTTAGATAAAACTTTAAAGAAAAAAGGAATATCTTTAGATGATGTTGTAAAAAATAATGACACCAAAGCAATTACTAAAGCTGATGTAGAAAAAGCAGTTGATGATGCTTTAGAGTTTACTTATGCAAAAACACCAGATAATAAGTTTGGTAAACTTTTTGTAGATATATCTAACTCTATACCTTTTTTAACTACAGGTTTAATCCCATTTGCTAGGTTTATGACCAATGCAATGAAGTTTCAATACCAGCATAGTCCATTAGGGCCTTTATCTTTACTCTCAGGAAAAGAAAGAGCCAAAGTTGCTGCTGGAGATATGGGCGTATTTAGTAGGGCTATGATAGGAACATCATTATTAATGGGAACTATTGAGGCAAAACGCAGAGGATTTGGTTCTGAAAAATGGTATGAAATGCAAACCGAAGATGGAAAAACAATAGATATGCGACCTTACTTTCCTTTAACACCATATTTATTGGTTGCTGATTTAATAGTAAGGGCAGAAGACGGCAGAATACCACCAAACGCAAAAGATGTTATACAGGGTTTAACTGGAGCGCAGTTTAGGGCTGGTGCTGGTTTAGCTTTAGTTGATAATTTTATAAATGAAATATCTGGTGTAAGCAATGAGGCAAGAATTTCAAAGGCTATGGCTAGATTTACTTCTGAGGTTCTGGGTGGTTTTTTAACTCCATTAAGAATGTTTGGAGATTTTATAGAACAAGATCAGCCATTTAGAACTGCATTACCAGAAACACAAACATACGGAGATATTCCATCTGCTGTAGTAGAGCAGTTGAAAACTAGTATACCTGGTATTAGAGAAACTTTGCCAGAAGCAGAATCTCCAACAAGAGCAGAAACACCTGGCAGACCAGAAACAGTAAAGCTACCTTTTACTGACATAGAGCTACCTGGCCCATTAACAAGACAATTAACTGGTGTTACTGTTAGAGAACAAAAAAATCTCGCTGAAAAAGAATTAGACAGATTAGGATTTAAAAGAATAGACATATTGCCTTACACTGGAGATAGAACAGCAGATCAGATAATGGCTAAATACATGGGGCCATTGGTTGAGAATTTAATATCAAGATTAGTAGTAGCACCAAAATATCAAAAATTAAATAATCCAGCTAAAGAGTTAGTAATGCGTGAAGCTCTCAAGGAAATCAGAAAAGAAATAAAACCATTTGCACAAGCAGAAGACCCGCAAAGATTTGCGCAAATACAATACAACAGATTAAGTAGAGCTGTAAGAAAGATAGTTGAAAGAGCAAAATAACCCTATATGAACAGAGCAACACAAAGGCTCGGCAAGTCAGGTGAATATTTTACCGCTTCCGTTTTGTCTTTGATTAGCGACTATGTGATTGTAAACACCGATGGTGCGCAAGCAGATGTATTATTTGAATATGAATCGGATTTTTTAAAAGTACAAGTAAAAACAAAATCCAAAAGACATAGCTCAAGACCAGGTTGGAAGTTCGATATAAGGCGCGGTTCTCATTCTAGCGAAAGATTTTTTAGAAAAGGTTATGTAGATTTATTTGCTTTGTACTGCGCTAAGTATAAAAAAATATTGTTTTATCCTTTCCATAAAGCAATAAATGATAAAGGTCATTCTAAAAATTGTATTTATGTTACAGATGACAACATGAAAAATGCTAACAGTATGGAAAGTTTAGAATCTGCATTACAATCGCTAAAAGAATATAATAGTAAATAAGAATGTAATTAAGCGGTAATACCATGAACGAAGCGATTGAATTCATTAATCAAGTAGGATTCCCAATAGCAAGTGCATTGGGTTTAGGTATATTTATATGGAAATTAATAAACCGAATTATTGATGGTATGGAACAAAAGATAGATGTCGTTGATGAAAAAGTAGATGCCAGTTTAAACGCAATGGAAGAAAGACTCAGCACCAAACTGGATGCTCAACATGGCATTATAGTGGCTCTTATAGATCGCGTTAGAGCCTTAGATAATCAGACCATACGACAAGATGTGTTATTAAAGACATTACTTGGCGCACCAAACTTAATAGAAATTGATAAAATAGCAAAGGCCGAACGTGAAGATCAGCGTAAAGATTAGTTTATTGGTATTATTTGCAAGTAATTTAGTTGCAGATGAAATATCATTCAGATTTAAAAGCCCTAGCTTTTCTGGTGTTAACAGTTCTTCACATTACTTAACAATCGAGAATCAAGAGAACACCAGAAGGCAGAGCATTAAAGATGAAATACAGGCATACCAAGACGAACTCGCAAGAGAAGCGGATAACACAACACTGGCAAGATTTATACGCAACTTGGAATCTCGTATTTATGCACAGTTAAGCCGTCAAATGGTAGAACAACTGTTTGGCGAAACACCACAGAAAGAAGGTAAACTTGAGCTAGAAGGTAATACGATTGAATATGTTGTTGAAGATGAAACAATTACTCTTATCATCACAGATGAAACAGGCGGTACGACTTCTATTACTGTTCCTATTGGTAGCTTTACTTTCTAGTTGTGCGCCAAGATATAGCTCTCTATTAGAAGAAGGCGGTCTGCCTTATATAGTAATAGAAAAAGCATCAATACTAGAGTTACAAAACGAAGAACTTCTAAATCTAAAGCCAGCAAAAAGAAAACCAGTAATAGCTGTATATCCTAATAGCTTTAAAGATATGACAGGACAGAGAAGAAGTAACTCTCAATTCGCCTTATTCTCAACCGCTATTACTCAAGCACCAGAAGCACTTTTAATTAGAGCATTAAAACACGCATCGAATGGTGAGTTCTTTCAAGTAGCAGAACGAGTTGGATTAGACAGTTTGACCAAAGAAAGGCAATTAATACGCTCAACAAGAGAAACTTTTGACGAGGAGAGTGCCGTCAAACCTCTTTTGTTGGCTGGGTTATTGGTACAGGGTGCTGTCCTTTCCATAGATTCTAACATTAGAAGCGGTGGAATGGGTGCGCGTTATTTGGGGATAGGAAGCTCTAAAGAGTATCGGGAAGATTTAATTACTATATCATTACGCTTGGTTTCTGTTTCCACAGGGGAAGTTTTAATTGAAGTATTGATAAATAAAAGTATTATCTCAGTAGGGCTGTCGCAAGACTTGTTTCGTTTTATATCTAATGGAACTGAGTTAGTTGAAATAGAAGGTGGCGCAGCAGAGAATGAAAGTACATCAATCGCATTGCAACAATCAATCGAACAAGGAGTATTACAAATAATTAAGATAGGAATTAGCAAGGGGTATTGGGAATATGAAGAAATTAATTAGTTTATTTTTATTGTTATCGTGTAGCGCAATAGCTGACGATAACGAAATCTATGTAGATCAAGTTGGTGCTACAACAAATATAGATTTAGAGCAGTTAGGTAGTGGTAATATGATTGGTGGCTTAAATAGTGTTTCTGGCACAATGACACCATTTGATCTCGATGGTACATCCATGAGCTTAGATTTAAACCAGATTGGTAACAGTAATAAATTTTTAGGCGATATTACAGCAGATTCATTCACTGGCATATTTGACTTTGATGGTGACAGCAATCAATACACTATACAGGTTGATCCTACTAATACTTATGGTGCAGATAATGCCAATGTAAATGTTGATGTCGATGGCAGTAGCAATACTTTCACACTTGATCTGGCTACAAATGCTCTAGCTAGTGGTGCAGACATTGATACGATAGTGCAAGGTTCTAGTAACACAGTAAACATTGACCTTGATGTTGATAGCGCAACCAATTATATTGATTTAGATGGAGATAGTAATACTGTAAATTACGATGGAGATGGCTATGCGGGTGCTTATTTCAAGTTGGAACACGATGGTAACTCAAGGTCTTTTGACATTGACCAACAATCTACGTTGGATAACGATTGGTTACAAGTTACTTCTTCTGGCAATAATGGCAGCGTGTGTATTAACCAGGACGATCAAGGCACAAGCGTTGGATGTTGACATTGGCAACATCACAGAATTAAAAGGCAATACCAGAGTCGTTAGAGATAAGCCGTATGAAAGTATTATTGATTTCTCTCTTAATTCTTATGATCGCTTGGAAACAGCTAATGGTCGTATGGGCGTTACTTTTCGAGATGACACAACAATACGGCTCACAGAACACAGTCAGGTTGTGGTGGATGAATTTGTTTTTGATCCTGACCCAGATAAATCTAGTATGGCAATCAATTTTGTAAAAGGCACTGGCAGATTTATTTCAAGCAAAACAAAACGCATACCTAAAGACAACATCACTGTTAGAACGAACTCGGCTACAGTTGGTATTCGTGGCACGGATTTCACAATCACTGTAAAAGAAACAGGAGAAGCCCTCATTATCTTGTTGCCTGATGCAAGCGGGGAAGCGAGTGGGGAGATAGTGGTTTACACCGCATTGGGAGAAACTGTTCTTACTAAACCCTATGAATCCACTACTGTATATAACTTTGAAACAGCACCGACAAGAGGCGTAGTTTTAAATCTTGATCTATCCATGATTGACAATATGTTAATTGTGAACCCACCAGAAAATGAAGAATCAGAAACAGAAGAAAACAATACCAGAGCAGACAATATATTGGATGTTGATTTATTGGAATTTGATGAACTCGATACCGATGAATTACAAGAAGATGATCTTGAATACACTGAATTAGATATAGATTACCTTGCTGCTAATTTTCTTGAGGATTTACTGGATGTAATTCAAGAGATTGACGAACTCAGTAAAGCAGACAAAGCATTATCGGCTGATGGTGTCAGAGGCACAGACATAGGCTTTGATTCAGACACACAAATAAATACTTTTATTACGGATAGCGAGATTAAATTTATCAGGCAAGTTGAAGACAATCTGCAAATGCAAGTATCGAAAGACGGCTCATACAATATAAGAATCGAACAAGAGGGTAAGGTCAATCAAGTCATCACGAATGGTGGTAGCAGTTCTATAATTAATATCAAACAGGGAAGTTAATAAATACATAACCTGGTTTACACTTTGGGTTTTAAGTCAGGGGGCTTGCGCCCCCATCCTTTTAATATTACTCCTTAGATAATTTAGATAGCTCATCTTGAATATGCGTTAAATTGTCGTAGCACTCATGCCATGATGTTGAAAAGAATCCATCATCAACATGAGGCAAAGATTTATAAAAATCAGAATCACCGCATATCCATTGACCTTTAGATACTGGCTCACCGAAACCATTTGAAACATTATCAATCTCGATCCATAACCCCAGCTTTTTAGCTAGACGTTTTGCTTTGCCGTAATAACGCTTTTCTTGTTGCGCCTCATCAGACACTTTTGATTGTGTAGATGAGTTTAAAAAATTACCTAGCAATCCTTCTAGTGAAGTTGACATAATATTCTCCCTTTGCCCTTTTGGGCGATAGTGTTAAACCAAGTTGTTAAAGAACGGCAGTTAATAAGTAACTGCGTATATACATTATAACATAATAGTGAGTGCCTCACAGAAGCCTTTAAATATAAGGGTCTCATAAAAACACATTTTTGAAAAAAAGAGAAATTATCGGGCTGAAAGCCTTATTTCACCGTTGGGCTAAAATATTTTGCGCAAATCTTTTCGTTTGGATTCAATAACTTACGAGGGTCATTTCATTGGGTTTCCATCAGAATCGCAGTTGTGTACCAATTCAAGTTCGAGATCAATATAGTGCTTGGCTTTCAATAAATCTTGCACTTTATCTTCTTTATCTCTGGTGACATATTTAACTACATTACCCATACAGAAAGAGAGATTGTTTGCCACAATGTATTCAATAGGTTGGATTTGTTTTTTATAATGATCTCCCCCCATTTGTTTTTCCGTTGCTAATTTACTTTTCATAAAAACTTCCATTTAAGATTTGAATGTGTATATAATACAGCAATCGTGTAGAAAAGGGTAAAATAATGAATAAGAAAAAAGGGTATTCTGATTTTATGACGACAGCAGAACTTGCGGCTCGTTGGCACAAATCCCCAAGAACTTTAGAAAACTGGCGCGTACAAAGTATCGGCCCAGCTTACACCAAGATTGGTGGCACAGTTCTGTATAAGGTCAGCGAGATCGAAGAATACGAAAGCAAATATTCAAGCGACAAAATAAAATGAATTCAAGAAGTAAAGGGAGAAGGGGCGAGAGAGAGGTAATCGAGGTTATCAAGACCCTTACTGATATACAGTTGGAAGTAAACTATTCACAGACCTATGGCGGTGGGCATGATTTATTGGGTGCTGAACCTTACGCGATAGAAGTCAAAAGGAGAAAGGCAATCACACAAGGCGATGTGCGCCAGTGGTGGGTGCAAACATGGGAGCAAGCGGGGAAGGTTAATTTAACACCTTGCTTGTGGTACAGAGCAGACAGGCAACAATGGCAAGTGGTAATACCGCATACAAGCAATCATTATCCAGTAGATGATTTTAATTGCACAGCGATAATAACCCCTGAGTTGTGGTCAAAACTATATAAGGAACATAAAGATGGCTCACAGTAGATTCTCACCATCAGCAGCAAAGCGTTGGATGGCTTGTCCTGGTTCAATACAATTAAGTGAGTCAATACCTTTTGTTATGGATACCACAATACCCGCAGCTACAGGTACATTGGTTCACCACATGGTAGAAATGTTGTTAAAAGATAGATTAGAGAATGTCACATTGAGTGACTACTGGTTAGATCGTGAAGAAGAAATAGATGGATTCAACATTAAAGTTACCAAGCAAATGATTGATTGCGCCACGGTATATGTTGAGTATGTAAAGAAAAGACAAGAAGAATTAGAAGGCACTTTATTAATTGAAGAAAAGCTATATATAAATGAAATATCTTCTGAGTGTTGGGGTACAGGTGATGCCACCATACTTGGCAAGAAAGCAAATCGCATTGCCGTAATAGATTTAAAGTCAGGTAAATTCCCAGTAGATGTTGAAGATAACCCACAGCTTATGATTTATGGCTTGGGTGCATTAGCAAGATACGGAAATGATAGAACTACAATGGAATTGACAATCGTACAACCAACCTCATATCACAAAGATGGCAAGATTCGCGCATGGGATATAACTGCGGATAACCTAGTGGAATGGGGTTTCAATATTCTAAAGCCAGCTATTGAGGCTTGCTTAGAACCAGAGCCAGTATTTAATGCTGGGAGAGATCAATGTCGCTTCTGTCGAGCAAAAGAAATTTGCGAGGCATACAAACAATATGAGGTATCAGTATGAGCGAAGAAATACAAACATTTTCTTTTGAGGATGGAGTCGAGCATAAAATTGACGATCTATCTGATGAAGGTAAATTAACTTTAAACAAATTAACTTCTGTTAATAACGCAATTCGTGATGTGAAAG